GTCATCTACACTAATATCATAGAATACAACTGCGGGTGTCTCACGAAACACCCGATGTTTACGAAATTGAACAGTCATTTGAAACCCTTTGGATTTTTTTCAACTACTTTATCTAGCACTTCAATATGAGAGAGAAATGGTTTATTATTCCACCACAATGCCTGTGCTTCTAACCAAGTCTTCACGATTGTAGATTTACCATACTTACCAACTACTTTATAATCGTGTCGATCATAATGTTCATCAGAAGTTTGTTCAAAATACTGAGGATCGTCTGGAGTAATTAGTTTAGGTGTCATGATAATATGTTGACAGAAGCAAATTGAGTAATGGTATATCTTCCTAGACCTTTATTTCTATTTTCTTTATTTCTAATAGAAATTTCAGTTACTTGATGGAAGATGTTAGATGGAAAAACTACAGCACAATTATTTCTAGATTCTATCTTAATATCATATGATGGAAAAAGAAAGTCACCACCCTCATAAGACTTTGGATCTTTATTCAACCAAATACATGCTGTTATCATAGAAACATCATTATGTGCTTTATAATAATCACCATGATCATAATATGAAACTAGAAGAGAATCTGCATTCCACCTAGTTTGATTAAAGAACCAAGATGCTGGGTGATTTATAATTGATGGATTAAGGATGTTATCACCAGTATGTTTAAAGATAGAACTATCTTCATTTTGTAGAAACCAACCTTTGTTTCTTTTTAATACATTACCATCATAATCAAGGGCACCACCTGCATCATATGGGTCTAAACCAGATTCACTTTCGTAAAAGTCTTCAAGTTCTTGCCATATTTCATTCAACTGTTCATCAGTAAAGACATTTTCAATCAAATGATAATGAAAGGGGTATGTGAATAATGTAGATTTCATCGATATAACTTAAATGCAATAGTTACTCTTAGATCTGTACAATATCTAGAAGGTCCCTTACCAAAATGTCCCCAATTGGATGGAAACAAAACTCCAGTATTTGGTTTTGGGTAAACTGTTTCAGTAATACCCTCGGGTCTAATTATAACAGTTTCTCCACCCCAATTCAAATCCCAATACATCATTGGATAGTACAAAAATGTATAATAGTTATCATCTTCACTATCCACATGAATGTCACCATCTAAACCATAAGTTTGCCCATTAGCATAGACAGAACTTAACTTAAACTCACCAATTAAATTCTTTAGATTACTGAATAAGTTTTTGGTAAAGAAGTCTTCATTATTCAGATCCATTAACCAGTGGCAATTATCTGAATTTTCTACACTAACGTGACCAAATTGCCATCGTGGTTCTGACAAATAACTTTGCCATATTTCTTCTACATCATCAGAATCAAATACATTCTCATAATAATTCACTGTAAAGACTCTGCTAACTTGTTTACTCTGTGATATTCTTCATATGCTCCATTAGCACGAGCATGAAGAATATCATAAATGTCTTCTCGGATGGTTTCTACATCAACGTAGTCATCAAAGTACTTATCCAATGCTTCCTTTAGGTATCTTTTACGATGCCATTCAGGTGAATAGGGTTTGTAGTCCATGATAAGAGATTATTTGACTGTATTATAGCACTATGGGTTGTTTGGGTCAAGTCCCAATGACTCTAAGTATTCTTTCCACCAATTATACTTTTCCCTCTTCCATTGAGGAAGAGGACGACCTTGTTCTGAGTACCACTCAAACAATGCTTTATCGATAATCTGTGCGATCTCCATATTCCTCTTCCTCTTCATCAACGTCTGCATATGGATCTGCCACATATGGTCCGTGTGGTTTTCTGGATTCTGCTCTGACATAGTTTCGCTCGTCATTAACTGCGGAGAACCAAACTGCTACCTTCATTACAATCCAAATCGCTGCTAATGGTGTGAAACAAGCAATGAGGATGACTGGTTTCATAGTAGATTATTATCCTTGAAATAGTTTAATGTATCTTTTAACCCACCAATATGTCTGAAACCAACATTAACTTGTGGGTATTCTGCCTCTTCACCAAACTCCTCAACAAAACCTCTCTGAGAGAAGTGTTGATTTAATTTATAAACGTGAATCTGAAAATTAAGTTTTTCTAAAAGAATCTTAGCACGTTCACACTCCTGATTGCCGTTAGAATAGATTACTGCTTCCATTACTTTGAGTCCTCCGTGTAAATGATAGAAATCTTTCGTTGAATTACACCTTTGTGATCAACCATTAGATGATGATGAACCTCACCATTCACCAGTTCTGCAACTTGTTCAATAAGATTTTCTGCGATAACTTTATTGGTTGCTACACGCCACTTTTCTTCATTTTCTGCACGAACATCAGTCATCTTTCCTCCATTCATCAATTTGTTCTTGAGTAGGAACAATGATTCGGAATGCCATGCCTTCCTCCTCAAACTCTTTATTCATTTTTTCATATGTTTCAGGTGTGATCTTTTCAGTCACGTTGCCTCCAATCGTCAGGTTTATCTTGTTTGAACCAGTCTACGATTTCATCCGCAGAATCGAACCCCGATTTGTAATTAGATGGGTCGGGGTCACCTAACCCCATCTTATTCATAAAATCATCCATACTACCCTCCTCAATATCTTGAGCAGCCTGACGACGTGCTTTATTCAACCATTCTCTAGCAGTAGTATGTGCTTTGGCAAGTTTTTCTGCCCAAATCATATCCTCTAAGGGAACTTGTTCTTTATTAGCAATGCATTGGCAAATTGATTCTAATCTGAGTCTATATGCGGTAGATAACATACAATCAGTTCCCTTTGTCTTTATTTATTTCTGCCATCAATTCTCTTGCCATTTTCAGAGAACGACGGTAGATAAGATATTTTACCACAGGATTCTTCGGATTGTTAGTCACCCACCACCATTTCTTTCTAATGTATGTGTTTGCTGACTCAAATTGATAATAAAAAAGGGCAGCAACGTTCTCATCAGTTACGATGAAATACGTTACTACCCCGAAAAATCCGAAGATAATAAGTTGAAAAGAGTCCATCAATTGAACTCCTGATTGCGACGTTGATCAAGATACGTCACAATCTCTTGCCTCCATTCCATCAATTCATGAAAGCACTTCTCATCATGAGCATACTGTCGAAGTTCGTGATCTGGCTTCAAAACACTTTCGTAAAAAATAAAAAATGCATCTTTACGTTTGAGTTGTTTTTCGTCCATTTGAACTCCTTGGTTTTCGTTTCCTAACTTTAGTCTGGTTTAGAATAAAGTCAACTGCCTTTTTGTAATTGTTAAATAATTTAACATGGTCCCCATTATGTATGACCATAAACCCCTTTCCACACGGAATTGCTGCCCACATCCCGTCGTTTGTAACGAAACCTAAAGGATTTCCTGGTTTATCGTTAAGAATACTGGGAAAAGGGCAGTGTGGTTTAAGAAACTTTTCTGGCATTAAAAAACAGCAGTAACACTAATAACGGTAGCACCTGGGTTACGAGCAAGTGCTACATTTTTAGCATCTTGATAGTCACGAGCAACTACAATCTCATCAAACTGAGTACCAGCTTTATAGAGTTGAACTTTGCACTTCATGAGTTGTTCCTTTCGGTATGAATGTATTGTAGCAGAGTTGGTTTGAGAACCTAGACGAGTGAGACAGTTTTTGAAGTGGTCATCTCTTGAAGTCGAACCCCAGCTTTGTTCCAGATCTCACGATAGATTGCATTGGGATCAGGTACAACGGTTGTATCAATTACCTGAGCAATACCATCATAAACCATGTAAACATCTTGAGGTTTTACACTGAAAGAAATACGTGCAGAGTTTGGTTTGAATGGTTTGCGATAGAAAACTGAAGTGTCTACAACAGCAATACGAGCACAAAGAGGGTCAATCAAGATATAAGAATGTGCTTTAGATTCAAACTCTTTTGAACCATTAGCAGTCTTCTTAATGTCCCACTGATTAGAATAGAAGAGTGCTTTTTGGTCTTTACGTGGTAAAAACCCATTTCCCTTCGTTTTCACGTCGGTCAGGTGCTCTAGGGCATACCGACCATCGGGATCATTGAAATCTTCCTTCTTATTAGGTTTCAGGTCAATGTGCTGTCCTACGATGTCAATAAACCCATATTCGATGGTTTCACCACGGGCAAAACAGTCGATTCCATGTGCAGAAGGGTACTCAAGGGCAACCATCTTTGCCTGATTGCAGAAATTTTCATAGATGGCATCAGGCAAAGACCGAAGCTCAGTGACCAGATCGATGGTGGTTTTCATTGGTTCAACGACGAACAACAGAGATGGCAGGTTCACCCTGCTGAAACACGGTGTCAACGACTGCCTGAACACTACGGGCAGTGTTGATACCCACTTTATCATAGACAGGCACACAGACAAGTCCAAAGGTCTTCTCAGCACCACCCAGACGAATCACACGACCGATTGACTGACTGATACCAATGTAATCCATGTTACGCATGAACAACACTGCTTCAAGACCTTTGACGTTGATACCTTCAGACAAAATAGAGTGGTGCAGAACAACAAACTTTTTGTCAGGATCAATACCCCATGCATTCAGAGTCTTGAAAAACTCTTCACGGGTAACTTTCTTGCCGTCAATAATAGCACCAGTCTTACTGGTGATATACATGCAAGAATAACCACGTTCTACAAGTTGCAGTGCAAAGTCAGACTCACTCAGAAGTTTGACAATCTGCTTGGTAGAACGTGCAGCAATGAGAATCTTGTCAAGAGAATTCTCATCAATAGTGTCAAGAAGATTCTTAGAATCAGACTGACGTTCATCACCCATAGGAAGTTCTTTGACAACAACCTTAGGGGGCAGAATGTAACCCTCTTCTACCAACTTAGGTGCAGGAACATTACAGATTACTTGACCATATACAGCACCATCATTCATGCCAGGTTTGAACACAGACAAAGAATGCTTAGGAGTAGCAGTGAAGAAATAGCACCGACCAGACTCAGCAGCAAAGTACTCCGTAGCAGGGAAAAAGTTACGTTGAACTGAGTTGTGCGCTTCGTCGAAGTAGATGGTGTTGACTTCAATATCTGCCTCCTGAACTCTATGAAGGGAGTGATAAGTGGTAAAGATAATGCAATTTTCACCAGCAGATCGTGCTACATTGTTGAACAATGCAATCTTTTCAGGTTTGGTGCTGCTGAAAAACTCAGTCTCACCACTATGAACATGCATCACGTGAGTGTGAGTATCATCAATAACCTCAAGAAATTCTTTGCAGAGTTGTTCTGCCAAAAGAATACGAGGAGCAACTACAACAACAGTGCTGCCATTGTCGATGTACTTTTGATTCTCAA